TACTTTGAGAAAATAGATTCGGAAGAAAAAGCATATTGGTTAGGATTTATATATGCAGATGGATGTGTAACTGAAAGATATGGCAATAACGATAACTTGAAAAGCATGAGTTTAGAGATGACGTTGTGTAAAAAAGACAAAAATCACCTAGTTAAATTTACCGAGAGCATAGAGACAGACAAACCTATAATTAATAAAACAGTAACATTGGGCAATAAAAAATTTAAAGCATGTGTTTTAAAAATTCACTCGACAAAAATATGCAGGGATTTAGTTAGTTTAGGATGCACACCTAGGAAGAGTTTAACATTAAATTTTCCAACAAAACAACAAGTTCCAGAGTATTTATTAAAACATTTTATTAGAGGATATGTAGATGGAGATGGGTGGATAGGAATTAGCACAAATAAAAAGAACGCAAGAATAAGCATAGAAGGCACTTGCAGTTTTTTAAAAGACCTGCAAAAAGCAATGCTTTGGAGAGAAACAAAAATATATAAAAAGAAACAAAGTAGCATATATACATTAGAGTATGGAGCATTAGATACTTTGTTATATATATCAGGGTTATATAAAAACGCTACCGTTTATTTAGATAGAAAATATAAAAAATATAAAGAAATGATTGCCGTCTTAGGAGGAAACTCCTAAGAGCATGAGAGTGGTATTAAGCGAGAAGTCCGAAAAGATAACTCGAACCGAAGGCGTGTGTATACACTAAATCATAGAGATATGATTGATAACAGAAATGTTAGTCAGGGGCAACGCATAGATAATGAGGGTTGATGAGATGAAGAGCACCTCAACCGTATAAATTATCCACGAGACCACTCCACGAATAGTTATAGACTATTTCTATATAAAAACCTTTAATATTTTATATAGCCTAACGTTAAACGAGGGTGAAAATATATGCTAAGCTGAATTGGAATCGACCAATTGATGAAAATGAGGGAAACCTCCAGAGGTCAAGATAAAAAGCTTGACGATAATAACAATCTGAAAAGCCGTATCGCTTTAAAAAGACTACTACAAATAACTGCTCCATATTTATGGGATTACGAGAAACAAGATTTTGTAGAGAATCCCAATGGTAAAAACAATAGTGCATTATATATAGGGACAGAAATGGACACATACATAGAATTAGAACCAACAATGTGGGCTATTGTTAGTGGTGTTGAGGAAGATAAAATTAAAGATAATGATTTAACAGAAGAAGAAGAAGAAAGAATACAAAGAGCCATAAAAATTTTAAAAGATACAAGATTATATTTAGAAGATAACCCTAACTTTGATATATCTTATTTATGGAGTGCTATAGAAGAATATAAAATCAATCATGATATTTGTATGGTGGCAATAGATTATATAGAATTAAATACTGCATTAACATCAGAGTTTGCTCAAGCAAGCAGGAATATGGGAATTAGAGAGGATCAAGTTTTGCTAGAGTTGTCAGCAAATATTAAAAATATAGCAAAAGAATTAGACGTTTTTGTTATAGCATTTACACAAACAACAGATGAAGCAAGAAAAGAAAATGCTAGAGACCAGAGAGCTGTCAAAGGTGCTAGGTCATTACCTAATAAAGTAGATGTAGGAATTGTAACATTTGAACCAACAAAAAAAGAACTAGAAAAAATACAACCCATTTTAGATAGCATAAACGTAGGAATAGGAAAACGTACAGAACCTAATATTTGTTATTCTTTTTATAAGAATAGAGGAGGAAAAATAAAAGATGTAAAAATTTGGGGATATCAAAATTTAGGCAATATGGAGCATATAGATTTATTTTGTACCAATGAAAAATATGAAAGAATTAATATAAATCCCGTAAATATACAAGTAGTAGATAATAAAATTACCACCTCTTAAAGGAGTCATTAAATGATAGATAGAGATGAACTTTTAGAGTCAATAACGACCGAAGATGTAATAGAAATATTAACGAAATTAGGCAGTAGAGAACCAATATTAGATAACCAAGGAGATATATTCTTTCAAACTGTTTGTCATGGAGGAGAAAAGCAAAAACTACAGTATTTTATAGATAGTAAAATGTTTATGTGCTATACCAATTGTGGCTCTATGAGTTTATACGACTTGCTTATGAACGTTAATAATTGGACTTTCTATGAAGCTTTTACATATATATTAAAATATAAAGGGATTAAAGAAAATGACGTAAAAGTAGGCTTGCAATGTATTAATAAAAATACAGATTTAGATTTTTTAGATAAGCATTTGACCACAATTGAAAGAAAAGAGATTAAGCTACCTAGTTTTAATAAAGGTGTCTTAAATGTATTTGATGATTATTGTCCTGACATATGGGTAAAGGAAGGAATATCAATTGATGTTATGAAGTATTATGGCATTAAATTTTACTTTGAGCAATATAAAGCTATTATTCCTCACTTGGATAGACATGGTAATTTAGTAGGTATAAAAGGAAGAAACTTCTTACAATATGAAATAGATAATGGTAAGAAATACATTCCTGTTACAATACAAGGTTTAACGTATAGATATCCTAATAATTTTAATTTATATGGCTTATATCAAAATAAAGAAAACATTAAAAAATATAAAAAAGCTATAGTATTTGAAGGTGAAAAATCCGTATTAAAATATGCAAGTTTATACGGACAAGACAACAATATTTCAGTAGCTAGTTTAGGTATGGGGATGTCTTTATACCAAAGAGATTTACTAATTGAATCAGGAGTTGAAGAAGTGATAATAGCCTATGATAAACAATATGAAATAGAATCATTAGAGGATAAAACATCAGAGGAATATAAAGAATGTATTAAATATTTAAAAATGTTATATAAAACAATTAAGTTATTTATCAATTATTGTAACGTGTCAGTTATATTATGTTGGGATAATAGACTAGATTATAAATCAGCACCTATAGACCATGGGAAAGAGGTTTTTGAAGAATTGTTGTCTGAAAGGCATTGCATTATTGATGAAGATTTAGAAAAAATAAAGGAGATGGTAAAATGAAGTATAAAGCATTATATGATGATTATGACTTCATAGTAGAAGATAAACTACTACATATTTTATTAAAAAACAGGGGAGTAGAGAGTCCAGATAAATTATTAAAATTAGATAAAACAGTATTACATGATGGACAACGATTTAAAAATATAAATGAAGGATTAGAACTTTTACATAATCACATAGAGAAAAGCAAACAAGAAAAAATAAACATTCATATAATAGTAGATTCAGATTGTGATGGATATTGTAGTTCAGGATTAGCTTATCAATACATATCAGATTTAATAAAGAAAGAAAATCTTAATATAAACGTCACATTTTCATTGCATGAAGGAAAACAGCATGGAATTAGATTAAAAGAGCTAAAAGGATATGATTTTGATTTATTAATAGTACCAGATGCAGGAAGTAGTGATTTGATAGAATGTAAAGAACTTAAAAGTCAAGGCAAAGATATATTAATTTTAGACCATCATGAAATGGAGAACGATAATACATATGCGACCGTCATCAATTGTATGGATAAACAATATCCTAATACTACATTATCAGGGACAGGAGTTACATATAAGTTTTTTAAAGAATTTGATAAAAAATATGAATATGACTTTGCTAATAAATATTTAAACTTAGTTGCTTTAGGGAATATAGGAGATTCAATGGATTTAAGAAATTATGAAACAAGGTACTTAACATTGTTAGGATTAAATGATTTTGGAGAGAATAATTTGTTTTTGCAAGAGATAATGAATAAACAAGAATATAGCTTAAAAGATGGTATAACAATAACAAGTGTAGGTTGGTATATAGCTCCATTATTCAATGCTGTAGTAAGAAGTGGAGATATGGAAGAGAAAACAAATGTGTTTAAAGCTTTAATAGGGGTAGAAGAAACAAAAGGATATAAAAAGAGAAAGACTAAAAAGAATCCCAATCCTGAAATAGAGAATCAAACATTACAAGAATATATGGCTAGAGAGTGTGTGAATATAAAAGGTAGACAAGATAGACAAGTTAAAAAAGGAGTTGGAGAGATTAAAAAAAAGATAAAAGATAAGGAGTTGGATAAAAATAAAATCTTAATGGTTGACGGAACAGGTATTTTAGACAATAACTTTACAGGATTAGTTGCCAATAAGTTAGCTAGTGCATACAAAAGACCTGCTATACTATTAAAGAAACATAAAAATGGATTGTATGGAGGAAGTGGAAGGAATTATAGACTATCTTCTATTATAGACTTAAGAAAATTTCTATTAAATTTAGATACATTTAAAAGTGTCGAAGGTCATGATAACGCTTTTGGCTTCCTTATAGATGCAAATAAGTTAGTAGAAACAAGAGATAAAGTCAATGAACAATTAAAGAACGTTCTAATAGAGGATATATATAAAGTTGACTATGAAATACCAGTAGGCAGACTAAAAGAAAGACATATTAAACAAGTCGGTCAATGGTATCAGATATGGGGCAATACGTTGAATGAACCATTGTTTGCAATAACAGATATATACATACCGACAGAAGATATAAAATTATTAGGACAGAGGAAAAATATTATAAGATTTGATAAAAAGATAGGTAGTAATAAAATAACCTTCATTAAGTTTTTTGCTAATGAAGGAATATATAATAAAATGGTTTTAAAATCCAATGTAGGATTAAATAAGACTAGCGTAAAAAGAGTAAGGTTGGATATAATAGGCAAATTTAAAATAAATAAGTGGCAAAACAATGAGTACCCTCAAATAGAAATAATTGATTTCAATTCAGTTAAGAGTGATGATTTTGTATTTTAAGGAGATGGTATTTTGCCTTTTTCATTAACACATAAACAAGAACTAATTAAAAAATTAAAAAGTGTTTTTGTTCATTTACATACACATAGCGAGTATAGTAATATTCGTCTATTAGACTCTACAAACAAAATCCCTAAGATGATTCAATATGTTTCATCTTTAGGGCAAAATGCTGTAGCGTTAACAGACCATGAGTGTTTAAGTGGACACGTTCAATTTTTACGAACAGTAAAAGAGATGAAAGAAAATAAGGAAATTTCTAAAGATTTTAAACCAATACTAGGGAATGAAATTTATTTAACAGATGAAAAGCAAATGTGGAAAGAAATAAAAGAACAAAACAAAACAGTCTTTTATCATTTTATTTTACTAGCTAAAGATAAAGAAGGGCATCATCAGTTAAAGCAATTGTCTACAAAAGCATGGGAAAGAATGTTTAATTATAAAAACATGGATAGAGTACCTACTTTTTATACTGATTTTGAAGAGGTAATTGGGAAAGATAAAGGACATTTAATTGCATCAACTGCTTGTTTAGGAGGGTATATTGCACAGAATGTATTAAAAATTTTACAATCAGAAAATGAACAAGATATTATAAAATATAAAATGAAGATACATGATTTTGTTACATGGTGTATAGATATGTTTGGTAAGGATGATTTTTATATAGAGATACAGCCTGCACAAACTATTGAACAAATAGAATTTAATAAAATGGCTTTAAACATCGCAAAAGGATATGGATTAAAGCATGTTATAACCACAGACGCTCATTATCTTACCATTAAAGAAAGATTAGTACATAAGGCTTATTTAACATCAGACAAAGATGGAGGAGATAATAGAGAGGTTGATGATTTCTATGGAAGTACATATTTTTTTACAATAGAAGAACTGTTTAATAATTTAGCTTATTTGGATATTGAGGATATAAAAAATGGTATTTTAAATACAAAAGGTATATCTGATAAAATAAAAATATATGATTTATACCATAAACAAATAATTCCTAAAACAGAAGTTCCTAACGAAAAAGATTGGTATTATAATGAAGCACTATACAATATTGGCAGGAGATATAAGCATATAAATAAACTGATGGAATCAAATGTAGTATATGACAGATTTTTAATAAGTGAGGTATTTAGGGGGATAAGTAAAAAAATAAGTAAAGAAAAATATGATATAACATTTAAAAGAATAGATGTAGAATGTAAAGAGATTATAGGAATTAGCAAGGCTAAAGATGAGCCAATGAGTAGTTACCTAACAACAATGCAAAAAATTATAAATATTATATGGGATGTGGCAGAAAGCATAACTGCTCCATCAAGAGGTAGTGCAGCAGGATTCATAATGAATTATCTATTAGGTATAACGCAAATTAATCCTTTAGAACAAGGTGTTGAAATGCCACATTGGAGATTTATTTCAGCCGAAAGACCAGATATGATGGATATTGATACAGACTTTCCAAGTTATAAAAGAGATAGAGTTTTTGAATGCCTGTTGAGCTATTATAAATCTATTGGTGGAGATATGGTAAGAGTTTGTACCTTTGGAACAGAAACATCAAAATCTGCCATACAAACAGCTACTAGAGGTGCAGGAATTAATAGTGATATAGGATTATATTTAAGCTCGTTAATTCCTGTAGAAAGAGGGAAGGTATGGTCAT